CCTTAGCACGCTCAGACTCTCCCTTGATTTGCTTGGCCTGTAGTAACTCAATCTGCTTATCTAAGCTGACATTGAGATTCCTTATAGCGTTAATCTTGTTTATCTCATTCTGCACTTGTTGATTAGCGAGGTCTGCTTGAGTTTTAGTCAAGTCAGCTAATCTCTTCTTATCCTCTTCTGTAAGTTCCTTCTTTAAGTTTAATGAGTCAATCTCAGCTTGATTAATAGCCATGTCACCCTCTATCTGTTCCCTCTTAAGGTCAAAGATGCTTTGATTTGTATCTATCTGGATTCCTAACTTTTCCTCAATAGCAGCTATCTCCTCATCACTTAAGTCCTTAGTAAGGTTATATAGTTCCTGCCTTGCTTGACTTTCTGCCTTGAGGCTTTCTCTATTTTTTTCACTTGCCTCTTTAACTGCCTCAGCATTTTCCTCTGCTGCATTATCTGTTAAACCTATCCAATCAGTCAAGTCCTTAAAGCCTTGTATCACTGCATTGATAGGGATCATGATTGCCTCTAAGATAGCATCAAGTACACCAATCTTTTTTAAGAAAAAACCAATGGCCACAACAATAGCAGTGATTACCGCCACTAATAAAAAGATAGGATTCATTAAGATGGTTGCTCCAAGTTTTACAAATGCTCCACCCACTGTAGATAGAGTACCCATGAACCCTTTGAAGCCCTTTGCTAAGTCTCCAGGATTGAGCTTACCCATTACATTACTAAACACTTGAGCCTTCTGTTGAGCCTCTTCAAAATCTAAGCTCATCAATGAGTCCTTGATACCTCCGATAGAATTACTCACCTGTTCAAACTTAGAACCTGATGCAAATACATTCACTGCATCATTAGCATCTGAAATTTGGTCTTTAAGCTCTCCTGCTCTTGCTGAGAGTTGTGCTATTTGTTCTGGGTCAGTTGCATCTGCAATAGCTCCTTTTAGTTCTCTTAATTCAGCTTTGATAGCACCAATGCCGGTTATCTTTAATGGTATTTCAACTTCATTCATATTAGTAAACTCTTATTTCGATTGTTGTATAATTCAAAGCTGCATCAATTGGTGTGTGTGTATTATCAAAACTCCATAACACTACATCATTTACACTATTCCATTTTAAACTTGTGCTATCAAAATCATTGTTTCCACTTATACAATATACCTTATCCTGTGTACTGAATGCACCTGTCAATGTACCTAAGTACTCACCCACTCCAATCCTTGTCCACACTATATCACCTATAGTATTCTCAAGTACAGTAGCAACAGGATCTAATATTCCTGTCTGACTAATCAATGCTATGTATCTCTTATAGTTCACTACAGGAGCTCCATTGATACTATCTATCACTGTCAAGTTAGGTACTACCATACCATCCTGCTCAAGTATCTGGCCATCACCTATCACTACTCCCTTAACACCTGGACTCACAGCATTACCCTTACCAAAGATTAGAACATCTGCTCCAGGCACTACTACGTTGTTAACTTGAGCACTCTGCTTAAATACCTCATTATTACCAACTGCCACAATAGTATCTCCAATAGGCTTGCCGCCTGCAGTCTTATAAGGTGCTAAGTCAATCTCAGTATCAATACTTATCAACTCTACCTTTGTGAGGCTGTTGTTATTAGCGTTATAATCTTGCACCTTGTTAATGTTCCACCATGAGTTATCAATGTATATCTTATCATTGAGCTTGAGAGCTTGGATATCAACCTCACTCAAATCAAAGTAAGCTATCAACATCTTACCTACGTTTATCTGATTGACTGTCCTTCTCCAATATAAGTTATACAGGTTGTTAGCTGTCAAACTTCCTACCTCATAAAAGTAGTAATCATTCGTGCCAAAGTTAATATCAAATGTAGGATACAAAGGATTGTTGAAATGGCCAATCATAGGATAGTCAGTCAAGCCTATCTCACCTGTTGTGCCAAAATCTATGATGTCAAAAGGTTGGCATGTACCTAAGCCTCCATCATATAAGATACGGATGTTAGTATTAGGTGCAGCTCCATTGATTGCAGGAACATAAGCTCCAAACAATGTCTGATACACAGGGGTGGGTGAGAATAGTAGCTCCTTAGTATCAACATCCTTAACATATTCATTGTCAAAGGTATATTCTATCTGGCCATAAATCTCTCCTGTAGCTTGTGTGTATAACACATTGGGGGTATCCTCATCCGGTGCATAGGTGAGCTTTAATTTTTTCTTAGTTACATCTGGAAGGAACATCAACTCTTGAGCCTTATCCTTAGCTAACTTCTGACTCCAATCCTTCTCAGCTCCTGAGTCGTAATACTCATCTCGATGTCTTAGGATAAGGTTGTATGGATTGTTAATATCCTGCTCAACGTATAAGTTATACATCTGGAATATTGACTTAACAAAATCTGATTGCTTAATCTCAACAGGCACATATGAGTTCATGATTAGAGTACCTCCTGTAGTCTGCACATTATTGCTTGGCAGTATCACCATGTTGATAGATACTAAGTCAAGCACAACATTGACATCTACAGCTGTAAACCCTCCACCTGCTGCAATCCAAATATTAGCTCCATTACTGTTAGCACTACCATAGGTCTGAGTTACCTCAACTCCTATAGATAATATCTGTATGTCATTAGGGTCTATTGCTAAGTTTAAAGGGTCATTTGTTAATGCAGGAATGCTAAGAGATTCAGCAAAGGTCAACACAGTAGTGTTGCCTGTTGGTAATGGTGATGCTGCAGGATAGTAAGCTACTCCACTTGTTGTGCCATACACCTTGACGTTGCCAAGCCCTGCCACATATACCTGAGCAAATACCCTATATTTATTTTTAACTATGTATCCACCTACGATATACTCAAGGACTGCATTACCTCCACTATTATTGTCAAGGATGATACTGCCTCCAATCTGTAGCTCATATGTATAGTTCTCACCTGCAAGAGCATTAGTGCTAAATGGTGAACTGTACTCCCCTGTTAAAGGGTCATATAAATTCTGAGTGTCAATCACCTCTGTCCATCCAGAGTCAATATCCTCTTGGAATGTATAGTTCACTCCTGTGCCCTGTACATAACTTGTTGTCCATGTGTTAGTGGCTTCCACTCTGTAGTCAGCATAATCAAAGTTATTAACATCCCCATTGTAAGGTATTAACAACTTATCAAAGTGAGCATCTGTTAATCCTGCCCAAGTGTAAGTAAATCCAGCCACAGCGAATATCCTATCAAAATAAGTCTTCGCATAGATAGCAGGTTTGAACTCATTAGCTTGATAGACATTTGTTCCTGTGCATACAGGCATTACATATTTATACCCATCTGTAACTGTGTTGCTAAATGTAGCTGCTATATCAGTTGATGAGAATGTATGATCTAAGTCTGAGAAATCTAAGTCATCAAGATTAGCATTAGTGATAGCACTAAAAAACTCAGCTCTGCTATCCTTAATCAATACAGTATAGTTAACATCCTCCTCATAAGCATTAGTGTACTGAGACTTATTAACACTTACCAACTGTAGCAGTGCATCATCTAAGATAGGCACTCCATTCTGTATGACTTGACATCGAGTCAACGTGTTGATGTTAAATGTTCCAGCTTGAATATTCACATCATAGTAGTTGCCAAGCAACTCATGATTGTTCTTAGTTCCCTCAAGGACAATGGTTTTGGAGAAAGTTCCTTTGCGAGATGTTAAATCTCTAATATCACCAATGTTAAATGTTATCGGAAAATTAGTCTTCTCAGATACATCTAAGACTCCTGTCTCAAGTACTATCTTAACCATTGATTATGTCGTTATTAGATAACCTTACTTGTATTGACTGCTTGATTAGGTTGTTGTTGCGTTGCTTATATACCTCAAAGTTTGTGTTAAGTACATTACAGCTCACATACTCAGTTGACTCAGGGACATGTATGATACATCCACTCTCATCATAAAGATTATCCAAGTCCTCTGTAATACGATACACTACGTTTTTAACATAGGTTTGTGGAGAAGTTAACAACTGCTGAAAGTATGTACCCTCTGCCTCACTCATCCAGTTAGTGTTGAGGTCGTATGTCTTAACTACTTGAGTGTTGAAATTAACTTGACCTTGTTCATAAGTTTTGTACTTCCACTGAGATGAGGTAACATATCCTGGCACATCCTTATTGTAGGTATCCCTCTTGATAGTTCCCTTCTCATAGCTCTTAAGTTGAAAGGCAAAGCTACCCCATGAGCCCATCCTATCTAAGAATAAGATATGACTCTCAGAGATTAATGTCCTTGTATCTATGTTCACCTTGTAACTCACTGACTTAGGGTCAATGAATCCTGGAGAGCCATCTCGATAAGTTACTGTGTACCACTTAGTATCTTGTTTAACAAGTGGAGCTGTGCCACTCACTAAGGTAAGTGAGCCATAGTTATTAGGGCCAACTGCCACGCCTTTAATATATTCAATTCCACTCACTGACTTGTAGAACACATCCCCGTCATCATTAATAAAGTACACCCTCTTGTTAAGTGCTATGCCTACATCCTTGAAGTTGAGCCATAAGTCCTGACCAAGTGTACATGTAAAGTTCAAAGGTTGATCAGTGAGCCACAGTCCAGATGTGTTATCAAGTGTGTAGTCAGTCTGATCGTAGAATGGCATGTCTATCCAAGGAATAGCTCCATTGAATACATACTTATCTAAGGTGCTAATCTCATTGAGGTTGATGTCCTTCCTGTTGTCAGCATACTTGATACTTCCATTGATAGTGGCATCTGTTACCTCTGACCATAAAGCATTGATAGTGAAGTTGGTTGTACCTGTGATTGAAATCACTGTGTGCAATCCTTCCACTCCTGGGTTGGCCACACCTAAGTCTGCCTGTGTTATGTTTATCTGATCACCAACTTGAAAGGCATGCGTTGCTGTGATGCGTACATTGCCTCCATTGTTCACCAATGAAGCTGTGTAAGATAATGTGTAGATATACTCCTCACCTATCTTAACATCAAACTTGTAATATGAGTTAGCCGCATCATAAAAGGTTGTGATTGTAGGATTGAAGTCATAGCTTACCATGTTGCTCAAGAGCTTGCTCAAGTCCTGCTCCCCATATCCTGTGCCATAGGTTGGTAATGCTTTATAGTATCCTATCCTATTGGCTGTGCCTGACTCAAATATCTCAAAGATATATCGGAAGCCATCATTGTTGACATTAGTTGAGTTAACTATGAACTTGCACTCATTGTAAGCAGGAGTGAAATCTTGAGGTTCTGCTATGATTGTCATTGCCATACCTATATTGTATTTCAGTTGGCATCCTGTTAGAAGGATATATATGAGTCATCTGTAAAGTATTCCTCCTTGATATGAGTGGCAGCATATCGGATGGCATCCATTGCATCATCCCATAACTTGACCGGCTCATCTGTAATGGTATCACCTATCTTTTTCCACTTGTAATTCTCATACTCCTTCTTAAGTTGAGGATGGTCCTCACAGAATATACCAAAGGACTTGATGTTGTTAATACCTTGCTTGACTACCTTGTTTGCATTCTCAATGTAATACCCTGCCCTGTCTATCTCAGCAATAATCTCTGGCCTTGAGTAGTCAGCTAAGATGTTAATACTCTTCTCTATGCCTAACTGCTCCATTCTTGTGATTAAGTCAGTAGTGGTCAAGTAGCTCTCATATATCACAGGCTCAATGTATAAGTCCTTATCCCTCCAATAGACTCTCACTAATGCAGTGGGGTGATTATAACCAAAGTCAAGGCCATAGACATAATCAGTGAACTTGGAAGGCCTATGCTTGACAAATGTCCAATTAGAATAGATGTTACTCTTGGAGATAGCCTTCTCACCTAATGCGTATATCTGATACTGTGCCTCATCAGTTCTCTTCAAATCCTCAATCTGTTTCTTAATGCTCTCAGGCAGGAAGGGGTTGTCCTTATATGTTGACTTAATTAGGATGCTCTCCTCTGCAGGTAACTCATAGAGCCATGAGTTAGACTCTGATGGATTGTAGTCAAAGATTAGCTTGTTCTCAGTTCTCATGTTAAGCTGAGTGAAGTCATCATAATACAGCTCATTAGCTTCATTGCACCATGCCATGTCTCTCTTCCTACCTCTTATCTTTTGCTCATCATCCACTGAGAAAAACTCCACTATAGATCCATTGCTAAAAGTGTAGATGTGCTCTGACTTGTTATGGCTGTTCACATCATATATCTCAAGGCTCTTCATTATCTCAAGGAAGTCTCTCATGACTGTAGCTCTCAAAGCAGGGAAGGTCTTACGAATGATACTCACTACCTTGCCTCTGTTCTGTAGGCAATAGACTATGATTAGCTGGCATAGACTGTATGTCTTAGAACTCCTTGAGCCTCCTTCATTGATGATAAACCTCACATCAGAGTTGAGTGCATCATGGTTCTTTTCAAAGATGACTGTGCTATTAATCTCCAATGACTTCTACTTTTATAATTTCTATTGAATAATTAAAAGGATAAAATGCCATAACTAATCTTGAACAGTTACGAGTTATTAAAATGCCCTCATCACTTTTCTTAATTTCAACAGATGTAAACGTTCTATCATATACGCTGCTATCAGGTTTTGTTACTCTAATTGTTATTTTCTCTTCCATAGATATTAATTTATTTGCAAAGGTTTGGCTATACCACTTATTAGTAGTATAGTTAATATATATCTTATAGGTTATATTACTTAATAATATTAACCTTAATCTCATTGATAGACTGACCGTTTGTGGTAGTATCTACCTTCTCAGTCAATCCATTTAAGCGTTGAGTGATTGAGGCATTGTACTGCCCAACCATGCCCCCTTCAATTTGGTCTCTTCTAATTGCTTCCTCTATATGCGAACAGATTGTCACATATTCAGAATATCTCCCATCCACATTAGCAAAATACTGATGTACTGTACATCCCATTTCAGCTGCATAACATCTAAAACCAACTTGAGTAAGTGGTCTCTCTAATGGTATAGCAGTAGCCTCACCTGTCTTAGTAGAGAGTGAGTATTGATAACGTGGGTTAGCTTTGCTCCAATCTTTGTAGGACTCAAATAAAGTCCACATAGCCTCAGGCGTTTCTATGTACTTATGCTTAGGCATTGGTATCAGCAGCAGGTTTTTTCTTACGTTTCTTTTTAGGCTTAGGTGACTCAGCAGGAATAGGTGGCTCAATTGCCTCATACTTAATCACTGTAGGTACTTCCTCAAAGATATATCCAAGTCCTATTGATTGGTAATACTTAACTTTGGTAATGTCTATCTTAGCTACCACGATAGAACGCTGTCCTAAGATGCGATCATATACTCTGACAGTTTTGTCAATGTATTCTGTTTTAATTTTAAAATTGCTCATATTCGTTAACTATTATAAATACTAAATATAGTGCTAAGGTAATGCTTGAGAACTTAAATAGCAAGTATATATTCTCATTCCACAGTGCTATCACTACTCCAAAGGCCATGATGTATGTCATTAAGCCTAAAAAATTAGCATTCCTCATACCTATATTGTATTTGATTAATATTTTCTTTAATTTCTTTAATCAGGAAGTAGGCAGATGTACTGTTGATGTTGAAATACTTAGCGAGTGCAGTCTGAGTTGAATGTCCTTTGTCATAATATGCCTCAAATACTATCCTCTTGATTCTGTCCTTTTGCTCTGTTCTGTATATCTCAACAAGTGCCTTCTTAAAGTTATACCTATCCTCTATCTCTATCTTATGCTCCAGGTCAGTAGAGTCATCAATAACATCCATTGTGTACTCTTGAGACTTGTATAAGTCCTGTTTCTTAGTCTTAGAGCCTTGAGTCCAGATAAGGTCACACTTAATAGTGTTGAGTAGGTAACTCTTAGCCTTATCCTCTGTCATATCTTGAGCATTGAGTCCTGCACAGTGGAGGTAAGCATTGTTAATAACTGCATCTGCATCTATTGAGGTGGGTATGTTGAGCACATCTAAGAAATGGCGAGTGTACTTGAGCACCTCAAGGTAGTTCCGAGTGAGATATCTATCCAAGTGCTCCTTCATACCATTGAGTGAAGTCTTTGAGCCATATTTTCCTACGTACTGATGCACAGAAACACTCCTTATCTCTTTGCCCTGTTACTCTGTTCTTAACTTGTTGTAGTTGTATAAGGCTTCTCTTAGTGAGCACCTTCTCCTCTGGCAGGTTAAGGATTGAGTCTATGAATTGTATATCAGTTTGTTCAAGCATACAGCGGTGAGTGAAGTGGCACAGGCTATTATGAAGCTCCCTGAGTATATCCATGTAGTCCAGAATGACATACACTTCCAACAGCCAAGAGCTGTGTGTAGCCAATCGGGCAGCATAAGCCTGTTGATGCGGTCTTGAAGAGGCTCGAAGTTAACGAACCACCATGATACAACAAGAGGAGCTAAATAGTCTATCATGGGTGCTAAGATAGTAAAAGTTTTTAACATGACAAAGGGGAGCTGTTATACTCCCCCTTGTGGCTTACCAGAGCCGAATGTGATCCCCCTTGTGTGTGTTCATAATTTCCTAGGTTTCTGATTTGAACAAGGGGGATGAGGTTGCCGAACCTCAGTTAATAAAAACCCCCTTGCGTGCATTATTCATATTTCCCAGATTTTGAAAGTGAACAAGGGGGGTGGTTTTGCCGAACCTTAGTTATATAAACTCTTCAAATTTATGTGTATCTAAACCTGTGTAAGTGTGTATTAATTTTCTTAATTCAAGTCCACAGCTTACAGCCATTTTTTCTCTATCCTCTATGCTCATATTATCATACGTTTGACAGTCATACATTTTATCCATGAGAGCTGTTTGAAATATTATAATAGTGTTCATAAAATCTCTATTGCTGTAATTAGGCTTGAATCCTATTGAAGAAATATTCTGATCCAAAAAATCATTAGCAATGAGCTCTATTAATTGAGTATGTTTTTTCATTTCATTAAAAATTTAAACACTTTATCATAAAACTTACCTGTTACCTCATTGCCATGCATGAATCGGTACATTTGAAACTTATCCACTCCAACGTCCTCTGCAAGGTGAACAACTTTATATCTCCTTGATAGCTTATCAAACAACTCTGCTCTTATTGAGTCAGTAAGCGTCTCACCATCTTTGATGTAGACTGTCTTAGAACGGGAGGTCATCGTCTAATTCTATTGGTTGTGTACTTGGCTGTGATGGCTTAGACCCTGTTACCTCAATTTTCCATGCATCAAGAGTATTGTAATACTTTACAGGCTTACCCGGTGCAGCATACTCCCTGCCTCTCACATTGTATGACACTTCCACTTGCTGACCTACACCCAATGACTCTAATACAGCCATCTTATCGTTGACTGTTTGGAATAGTATATCCTGTGGATACTTTTCATCTGGGGTTGTTACCACAAACTCTCTCACTGAGAACTTATCACTGATTACCTTGATTGGGTTAATGAGCTTGATAGCTCCTTTGATTGTTGATTCTGACATTATTTATTATTTAATTCATTTACATATTGAGCATAATATTCAGAGCATGCTATTAATCTCTCTTTTATCTGTTCCTCAATGGCTGTATCTCTCTCATATCTTAACACAGTTACCCTATGGTGTGCAGGTATGTGCTTGACCTTATGGATTGATTTGTTATCCCAATCAGTGAGCAGAGTATCATCTGTATCATACATGGTGTACACTAACTCAAATGATGGTCTATCATAGAGCCACATGTATGCTCTACCCTGCCACTCATAATCTGAGTTCTCACCTTCTGATGGTGTTGCCGGGAAGGTCTCTAATGACCAGGAGCTCTTGATGTCAATGATTACCTCATCAAGTAATATATCACAACATCCTGACATGAGTTCATTAGTTACTCTGATTGTGTTCTTACTGTACTTCTTAGTGAAACGAACCTCATTGAGTAAATCAATACCATCCTGCTCCCAATCAGTTCCTTTGATCATTGGCTTAGTCTTAATGTCTGAGCTATATCCAAAGAAGTCCTGCTTAGCTATCTTACGTATCTCAGACTTAGCAGTCTCAGATAATAGCTCAGACTTACTCCTTGAGTTGGTCATGAGCTTACCTAATTGTGATGGACGCCATTTCATAGTTGTGCCTCCTGTTCTTTGGTTAAATAAAACTTAGCTTTCAATTGATCAGTTGTGAACTCACCTTTATTGATTGACTCAAGAGCAGCCTTGAAACGTGCATCTGATAATGATTCTTTTTTAGTCTCAGTTGGTTGTTCCTTAGATGCCTGTTGACCATCATCATCCACTGCCTGTAATGAGAGAGCTGACTGTAGTGTGTAACGTCTGTAGTAAGTGATTGCACTACCCATTTGTTGTGGTGTGATACCTTGAGGTAAGTCCATACATGACTCGAGCATTGCACCTGAGTCAATATCTACTATCTGAGTGCATACACTATTACCTTGAATAGGTTGGATAAGTAGCAAGCCATTCTCTAATAGTACAGGCTCAACAGTGCTAAGGATAGCATTAAGGTCAGCATACTTTGAGTGATGACTCATAGCGTTCTTAGTTACCTTGCCAATGGCTAACTTTGCCCTGTGTAGTTTTTGATGTAGAGTGAGTGTGTTACCTAACTCATTCAGCTCCTTAATTTTCTCAGTAGCTGTTTTGATTTGTTTTTCCATACTGTAAATATTATTTTCATCAAAGTTAATAAAAGATTGCATAAGTACAAAATAAAGTTATTAACAATTATCTGTTGATTCATTATTAATCCCCTTAACAGGGTGTTTATATTTCTTTCTAAGATGCTTTAACTTGACCTTGAACTTTGGCATTTTTAGTTTGATTCTCATTTTTATAGACATGATTTTAATATATCAATACATAATTTATTAGGTATTTTGCTACGGTCATAACTACCATTTTTTCCTTGAGTTCCTGTTTTAGATCCTCTTGGTGCAGATTCATGATGGCATTTTTTATTACCATTATAACATTCATGTTTAGGAATCCATCCGTTTTGATTAAAAATAGAAAATAAATGATTTGAAAATATATCTGTAGGCTTTGCTCTATCATCTCCATATTGACAATACCAAACTGTTACTCTATCTATTCCATTTACAAATGGCATTTTTCTCATCATACCTCTTGGATTCTCAATGAAAAATTTTAATTTAGGATTGATATTTAAAAAATGATTAATTAGTTTAATTTGATTGAAATTTACTCTATCACATTTTTTAGCATAATCACTAATTGGCATTAATCCATTTCTATGGTGACTTATTGCAGCGACTGAATAAGTAGTACAATCTGGGCTTGTCCAAATAATATCAGGAATAAATGGAATATCACTTGGTTGTAATTTTTCAATATCAATAACTAAATTTATATTGTCAAATTTTTGCCAATCAACACTAAAAACATTTAAGCCTAATTTTTCTGCAGCATTACCAATGGATCTGCTGCCAGCATGAAGCTCTAATATATTCATAATCCTAATGTAAATTGTTCATACCACTCAACAAAACTATCAAAGTCTCTCACAATGATATACACACCGCCTGCCCTTTCAATGGAGGCTTGATATTCCTTTTGAACATCTGACTGTCTATCCTTACCATACTTAATCTCAATCTTAACTGACCGCCCTCTGATCGTGGCAGAAATATCTGCTGTTCCTTTGGTTGACTGTCCGGGTGTCCATTTGCCCGGTAACTGTTTTGTGTGTGCCATGATGCCAGATCCGACCGGTATCTTAGCTCCTTCCCTGTACTGACCTTGTGAGCTTATTCTCTCAGCTTGACCGCCCATGAACTGTATCCATGCAATGACACACTTTGTCAAGGCATTGGCAGAGTTATCATTCCATTCAGTCTTAGGGATGTATGCCTCTGGCATGTTAGGATACTTCTGTTTCAACTGCTCCATCATAAGAGCATTGAGTTTGTCTTTGTTAATTCGTTTCATATAAATAAATTTAATTGATTAGTATGATTAGTTATCCTTTGCATTGCCTTATCAAAGTACTCCTTATCAAGCTCACAGGCTGTCAAGTCAAACCCATAGTCGTGGCATGCTATTGCTATTGAGCCACTGCCTAAGTGTGTGTCAAGTATTTTGTCATTTGGTTTGGCATATTTGTCAAGGAGCCATTTGTAAAGTTTGTAAGGTTTCTCTGTTGGATGGAATGTATTTTGAGCAATCAATGAAGCTCTATTTAATTCAAATTGTCTTGTAACAGTCTCAAATGAAGTCCAAGCCATTTCACCATCTGACATTGTTAAATCATTTTGCCCTTTATACCAAAAAATCCACGCTTTTGTTGGCTCTAAATATTCAGTAAAATAGTTACCACCCCAAATAATTTGATTTTTTGAAACTCTTTTTAATTCGTAAAAATATTCTTTAGATGGTATTGCGTTATCCCAATTCTTTTGGGTGTGTTCTTTTCTGTTATGCTTTGGGTTCTTATTTATACTTTTCTTTTGTCCGTCAATTCCAATCCCATAAGGCGGATCAACAATAGCCAAATCGAAGTAATTATCTGGATAGCGAGCCATGAGCTCCATGTTATCTTCATTTGTTATGGTCAGCATTCTCTATCTTTTTAATATATTTATTAATTGTCTGCCTTGATACTCCCAATATCTCAGCTACACTTGACTGATTAAGGTCTTTATTTTGAGTATAAAGAGACTTAAATTTATCAAATGAGTTCATGCTTTGGTCTGCCTTAATAATATACTTCATATCCTTTTTATCCTGTGATTCAATCTTAACTTTTTTACTCATGTTAATAAAGTAGTCAGACAGTTTCTCAGCTTTCAACATAGCATCTGCACCTATCAAACTATAAGAGCCATCATTCTCTTCAATATCATAGCTCCATAAAGCATTTAGAAGGAGTGCAAATCTTGGGATATAGCTCTTTTGCTTAGGCAACATTGACTTCATATATTCATTCTCACTATCACTGTTCTGCATCTCAGTAATCTTATTGAATATTCTCATCCATTGTATCTTAGCCTTTGGAGATAGTATTGCCTTAATAGGCTCAATATCATCCTCTTGATTGTATTTAACCCACTCTCTTTTAACTGTATCAAAAAACTTAACAACATACTCATCATACCAAATTAAGATACGGTCATCCATCTCATTTTCATTGTAAGTATCAACATACAAATCAGGGAAAGTTATTAACATCCTATCTGTAAATCCATTCTCTTTGTTCTCCTCTGTATTAAACTGATCAAAGATACTTGGCTGGATACCTCCAAGCACAGGGATGTGAGGTTTATCAACAAATGAACTCTTAGCTGTTTTTCTGTTCATACTTACAGCCTTACCACTCCAACATGATAGCCAAAACTCAAGGTCAGAACCTGCCCTATATTTGTTCATGTCTTTAAACCATCCTGCAAGCTCATCTTTAAACACTCCAACTGCATTCTTATTTTCTTCATGCAAGTCAACTAATGCCTCAAGTGTAATGTCATTCACTATAAATTGAGTCTTTTTAGGCTTTCTTACCTCCTCTGAGTGCTCCTTATCCTTTTTATCTTTTTTATCATACTCTACCCACTTAGAATATTCCTTGATATACCTCCGAATATGTGTGTTATTTATAACCTCAAGAGGTCTAATCATTTGGTTAATGCTTGGAGTCTTACCTATCCCTGCTTTACCTACTAATGAAATCCAAACTGTTGCATTCTCAACCCATCCTGTCTTAACTTCGAGCTTCAATGAGTTACCAACTATCACTGATAATAGCCAAAGGAATGAGCTACCCATGTAATCAATAGATAGACCTAATGTTTTAGCACTCTCAAGGATGTAGAGTTGAATATTCTCAGGAAATATATCAATAGGAAATGTCAACTTATCAAGGTCAACTGTAGGTCTATCCTCTATATCAATTTTTGGCACTCTTCGAGTTCCATAGCCTTTGTGATATAAGTCATTTGCAGCCTCTTTAAAGCTACCAAAGTGATACTTATGAGCATAGATAGCAAATGGACTTAATAACTTCTCAGCAGGATAGTTTGTTCCTGTGCTAAATAGATACATACATCCACTATCTTTATACACATATCCTGAGTGAGGTGAAGTAGCTCCATGCCGTCTTATGATGTAATTCTTAGTAGTGTTTCTTACAATATTAAACTCATCTGATATAAGATCTATTGTGTTGCTTTGATTGTTATAATCATCCCAAGGACTTATCTCATTATCATTAACCTTATATTCTTTTTTAGTAGGTTTATCCAGGTTAACCTCTTCAATATAGTTGTAAGTCCTCGAAATAGACCAAATAATCTCTCTCTCTTCCTCTGTAATGTACTTAATATCATGGTATTCATTCATACCATAAAAGTTACCATACAGGATAAACTGTCCACCCCTGCCTCTTGATTCAATAATAGCCTCCTTCATTCCTTTGAGCTTAGCTATTTTGGTATTACCACTTTGAGATGTACATTTATAGATAATGTGGTATCCATCCTTCATTGTTTTGGCAATGACTACCTTTTCAAAGAAATCTGAAATATTATCTGATAAAAAAGATATATACTCATCCCACCATTTTTGTCTATCTGGAAGGGATGGCAGCACCTTAAGATCAACATCAATACATTCAATGTCATTGAAACCTGCTCTGCACCCATAAAGAGGTGCATTCATTCTGTCAATCTCATCTGCAGTCTTACATGGTAATGTTGTCCATTTTTCCTGCTCAGGTTTTTTTGTAGCTTCACAAGGAATTATGCTATAACCCAGGCCTGCTAACTTTTTTAAATAATCTTTTGTAATCATATCACGCTAATTTAAACCACGCTAATTTAAAAATAGGGGAAAGGCAGCGTGAACCTTTTAAGTGGATGCCTCCGACAACCCCTTGAACAAAATTAAACATATTTTTAATAGATAAATAGATACTTTATAAACATTATTAACAAACTTATTAACTGTAAACTACTGTAAACTACTGTAAACTTTTACTGTAAACCTTTTTAGGTCATTTTTTCAGTAATGACGGTGGTTTCAGAGCGTTTCAACTGTAAACTTTACACTTTTTTGAAAAATTATTTTTTTTCTGCTGAGTAAAAATAAAAACTGATAACTTAAATACTGTAAACTTTACAGTAAATTTGAATTATTGATTTGATTTTCAGTTAATTACAGCGATTTTGGTTTACACTTTAACTGTAAACTGTTTACAGTGGTTTACACCTACAAAAAAACCCTTCCAGCAGTGCCAGAAGGGTCAAACAAATAATTAATCAAAACAGTATGGACTACAAATTTAATTCTTTGTAGAGATTATTCTTAATTCTGAATTTAATTTTTCGTAATTGTTTTAAACAAAAACAGTTCATGACATCATCAACAAGGTTATGATCTTCATTATAATTCTCAAAGATTAACATTAGCTCCTCAATATAGTCAAGGTATATTTTATCCTTAATTGAGATTAGATCATGGTGAGTTTTAAGTCCATGTATCACACTTGCATGATCTCTGTTAAACATTGCTGCTATCTCATACAGTGTAAGTCCCTCCTCTCTAAGTAGATTGTAAAGATAGAAACGCTTGTAAGTGTAATGTCTATATCTGTGCCTCGCTTTGAGGTTGTTATCCTCAATGTATTGTATTATGTCAGTCATTTTTCGTTAAAGTAATTATAAATTAATCCTATTCCAATTATTAAAAATCCCATTGCAAAAGTAAATATTGCCATTTTTGCCTCCTCAGCCATTGTTCACCTCCTCTACTTTATAACCCCATTGCAGGAATTGTTCTAATGAGTCACGCTCTTCATTAGGATACTTAGGATCAAATAGACATCCATTAGCATCCATAAGGCAATACCACCATGTGCCACCTTCCTCTTCAACTGTATCCTCAAGCCATACTCTATATTGTTTCATTCTATTCTGATTTAAAGGTTTTATATTTTCTTGATTGTAAAATACGTCTGCTAATTGCTGACCTACTTCAAATAAATACTTTTTCATCTTATTCTGATTTAAAGGTTTCTAATCTGTTTACTATTTTTTCAACAACTTTTTTATCCATTCCAATATATCTAAATGTAATATCTACATCTTGAACATCATTTAAAAAGTCCTTTTGTTGTTGTTCTG